GGCACCGTCCAACACGCTGGCACGGTTACGCACGGCATGGGCGAGCGCGGCATAGAGCGCGCGGGCGATAAGGCGGATCATCAGGAGATTACGCATTGGGGGCCTCGCTGGCAGCACAATCGCCGCTGGTTTCGACCTTCATAATGTGCCCTACATGGGCACATACTGCAAGCACGAAATGGGCACATCGTGCTTTATCGTGATCTTTTTTCGCCTCGCCTTTGGTGCCGTCCGGCCGATTTTCAGGCCTCAAACGGATTTCCGAAACCGTCCGCCCGCATGCATGGGCGTGGCATGCATGCCCTTGCATGGACAGGGCTATCCATAGGCACGGGCATGGTGAGAGGCAGGGCAAGGCATGCCCCATGGGCACGGGTGCAGGGTGCAGCTCGATGCCAGGTCAATAACTGACACGGGTGCATGTGCATGCTGGATGCATGGTGGAACGGGGCAGGCATAGAACTGGTAGAGCATGCCCATGGTGAGGGGTGCATGGGCATGGGTAGAGGCATGGCACTGCACATGGGCATGGGCTCATGCGAGGAACAGGGGTGCGCGCTCTAGGCATGGGCTGTACTGGGCACAGGTGAGGCAGGGCAGGGCACAATGTGCCCCGGTGTCTAGCAGGTCCGAGCCCGTGTTCGCCCGTCTGGGGGCAATTGTGTAGGGACCGTACAACGGGCAGAGGGAGCGGGGGGAGACATCGCCCCCGACATCTCGGCGAATTTGCCTCCTAAAGGGCCCACACCACCGAATTGATTCCTATAACGCGATCGGCGTCAGGATGAAATTCCTTGCAATGGTGTGCCTCGCCTTGATATATTCCCGCCGTGATTTGGTGAGCGATCCCAGTCACTTGTCAAAATATCGACATCCTATCTGGCGAGGGTTTTCGATGTTCGAACGGCCGAAGTCGCGGCGCCCAAGGCACGCGGCAAATGCGCGAACAGTGCTTGGAAAAATCAGAAAGATGTTGCGCGAGGAGCGGACGCTTGAGCGCGAGGCCGTTCGGGCCCGGCTGCGCGCGTCGGGCAAGATCTCGATGTACGCCCACGGCGGTCGCCGGGTTTACACCTTGCTGCGATATCTGCGCCGGCGGGGCGAGGTGACCTTCACTCCGACGCACGTCAGCGCGCTGGAACTTCTTCCGGCACCACGGCGTCGTCGTGGGCCGTCGACCAGGCCGGAAGGCCCGCGGTCGCGCCGAATCCGTCTTGCCAGGAAGCGTGCAAGAGCGCTCGCGCGGCGTGCCCAACAGGCCCAAATCCCGGTGGCGGCCTGAAACCGGTCAAGCCGTTCAGACGATTTTTTAGAGAGTGGTCGATTGCGCGCATTAATTTGCGTCGCAAGTCATTGGCGAAACAGGCGTTCCACTCTCTTAAAAATGGAGGCATTCGCGGGTCCAATTCCACGGTTAGCACCATGCGCCCCAATTGACGGATGTAACTTTTCCGGGCTTCTATTCGTGCGGCGACGGTCGAAGGTGTGAGTTACAGCACACTTGAGAGTGTTGAGGAGATGACTTCGTGGAGCGCGCCGCTAGGCGCGGCGCTCCTCGATCCAGTCCTGCTGCCTCCTAAATCCTCCAAGCACCTGAATATTAAAAAGGGGCGGCGGCGCGCGTCACGCTTTCGGGCGACCGTGTCACGCTTTCCGTGCTGGGTGTCACGCTCTCGCCGTCACGTTTCGGGGCTCGAAAGCCTCATTTCTGCAGCCGCATGTCACGCATCGGGCCGTTCGCGTCACGCTCGGCCCCGCATTCGGCGGTCGCGCTGCAAGATCATCAGTTTGACGGAGAGAAAGCCATGACGACTGCGGTCGTAGTGAAGGCCAACCACGGATGGCCGGTCGACGTCACCCGCAAGGATCCGAAGACGGGCGAGGCGCTCGCCGGCGTCGAACGCGTCGATGCGAACACCGAGCGGACCTTCCACATCCACAGCGGCATGGATCTCCATGTCCACGAGGTCCAGGATTACGTCCCGCCGGCAAAGGCCGGCTGATCAGTTTGGCCCGCTCACGCCAGCAAGGTGAGCGGGGACGCGCCGGAAGCTCGGGAGAGCGGCCAGCCCTATCCTGAAAACGGAACAGGGGGCACGGGATCAACGCGGGCGGAGGAGCTGGCACTTTAGTTTTTCATCGGAATGTGCCGCCACGCTTCAGTCGATTGGCGGCCTTCCCGACGCGCCCATGACACCGCGGGTGGAGCCAGACCTCCGCGGCGAGGCGCGTCGGCCTCATCACCGACAGGAACCGCATGATCACCTGGGAATACGACAAGGGCAGCCGGCGCGTGCTGGCGCAGCTCTCGGCGAATCTCGGGAAGACTGCGGAGATCAAGCGCGGTATGTCCCGCGCGCTCGGCGAGCACCTGCGCATGCAGGAGCGCCAGGCGGTCACCCTGCTCGCTGCCCAGACCAGCCTTCCCGGTAGCCGCGTCGGCGGCACGACGCGAGTGCGTCACAGCTCGTCGAGCTTGGTCGGCCGGCTGCAGGTGCGCGACGAGAGCGTGCCGCTGGGCGAACTGACCTCGCGGTCGTGGTCGCGTGACGCGGTCGGCGCAACTGCCGGCGACTGGAAGGGCGAGACGTACCCCCACACGTTCACCGTCCAGCGGTATGGCGGCCGGATCTACAAGCGCACCAGCAGCAAGCGCTTCCCCATTGTGAAAGTGTGGGGCCCGCTGCTGCCGAACGAGCTGCTGCGCCCGGATATGCCGACGCGCCCCGCAATGGAGCGCCTCGTCGAAAGCGACCTGGTGCCGCGCGTGCTCCGCCACGTCGTCAAGGTCATCTCCCCGTAGGCCATGCCGAAGGGAACGCCCAAGGGCGCCAAGCCCGACGACAGCGCCGAGTTTCTCGCGTGGCTGCCGGAGATTGTGACGGGCGCGCAGATGGCCGTGATCCTCGGCGTGAACCGTCGCACGATGCTGGACTTGGCGGCCCGCGGAATCCTCGCGCGGACCGTGCGCGGGCAGTACCGGCTTCTCGACAGCCTACACAAATATCATCAGCACCTTCGCGATCAGGCGGCTGGCCGGGCGAACTCTCCGAGCGGCAAGTCGCTGGCCGATGAGCGCGCCGAACTAACGTCGATCCAGAAGCAGCGCGAGCAGATCTCGCTCGACAGAGAGCTTCGCGCGGTCCTGACCTTCGAAGAGGTCAAGGACGGATGGACCCGGATCGCCGGCAAGACCAAGAGCGTCATGCTCGGCATGACGTCCCGGATCCGCTTCGCGCTGCCGCACCTGACGGCATATGACGGCGAGGCGATCTCCGAGGTCTGTCGCGAGGCGCTGGAGGACATCGCGTCGGAAGTCGAGAGCTCGGCGGTCGTGCCGGGTTCGTCGTCCCGCGACCTGGCGCCCCATGTCCGTTGAGGCGCTGAACCTCGCGCTGCTCGGCGCGGCCAAGGCCTTCCGCCCGCCGCCAGTCATCGACAATTCGTCCTGGATTGCCGAGCACTTCTACATCGAGACCGGCGGCGCGACCCGCCGCTTCAAACTTTGGAAGTTCCAGCGGCAGATCGCCGACGTGATGGGCGACCGCATCCACGAGCGGGTCACCATCGTGAAGCCGGCGCAGGTCGGATATTCCACGCTGCTGGCGGCATCGATAGGCGCCGACGCCGCGAACGACCCGACCTCGGTGCTGGTCTACGTACCGACCGACGAGGACGCTCGAAAGATCGTCATCGACGATATCGACCCCGGCTTCCGCAATTCGCCGGTGCTTCACGGAGAGATGCGCGTCGGTCGGTTCGACGGCGCCAACACGCTGACGCAGCGCCGCTTCAACGGCGGCGGCACGCTCAAGGTTCTCGGCGCCAACGCCGCGCGAAATCTGCGCTCACATCGTGCGCGGAAGCTGTACTGCGACGAAGTCGACGGCATGGTCATCACCAAGGAAGGTGACCCGGTCGACCTCGCCGAAAACCGGACGATGTCGTTCCCGGACCGGAAGATCGTCATCGGCTCCACGCCCACGGGCGAAGTCGAGAGCCTGATCTGGAAGCGCTACGAGCTGAGCGATCAGCGCATCTTCCAGGTGCCATGCGTCCACTGCGGCGTGTTCTTCGAGATGCTCTGGTCGCATGTCGACTGGCCTCGGAACAAGCCTCGCGAGGCGGTGGTGCTCTGCCCGCACTGCCGGCGCGCCATCGAACATCGCTTCAAGGCCGAGCTGGTCGAGAACGGCGATTGGCACAAGACCCAGCCCGAGGTCGAAGGCCACGCTGGCTTCAAGCTGAACGCCCTGATCTCGCTGTTCGCCAATGCCTCTTGGGGGCACCTGGCCGAGCGGTACGAGAAGGCCCGCGCGTCGGGCCCAGGCGCGCTGCAGCCCTTCCGGAACACCGTGGAAGGACTGCCTTGGTCCACCACGATCGACCACATCAACGAGCATCACCTGATGGCTCGGCGAGAGGCTTTCGCGCTCCAGTGGAGCGACGAGAAGCAGCGGTGGGACGAGCGCATCCCGAAAGAGGTGCTCTACATCACCGTCGGCGTCGACGTTCAGCCCGACCGCCTCGAGATCGTATTCCTTGGGTGGTCGCGCACGCAGCGCTGGTTCCTCGGGCACGAGATCATCCGGGGCGCGACCAACATCGGAGCGACGTCCTGGAATGAGCTCGACGCGATTCTCGCCACCGTCTGGAAGCACCCCCTCGGGGGACAAATCGGGGTTGAAGCCGCGGCCATCGACTCCGGCGACGGCAACAGCACCCAGGCCGTCTACGACTTCTGCGGCCCCCGGTCGCCCCGGCGCATCTACCCCGTCAAGGGCGATGAAGGCCCGCGCGAATATCTGAAGGCCACGAAGTCCAAGCGCGCGCGGCGCGCCGGCGCCCAGCTTCAAATCGTCGGCGTCGACGGCATCAAGATGGACATCATCTCGTCCACGCAGGTCGAGCGCGAGGATCCCGGCGCGCTCCGCTTCTCGGAATGCCTGACCTCTGAGTGGTTCGTCCAGTTCACCTCGGAGCGCCGCAAGGTCGAGATCCGGGCCGGCCGGGCGACCTTCAAGTTCACGCGCATCGGCAACCGTCAGGCCGAAGCGCTCGATGCCTCCTGTTACGCGATCGCAATCCGCAACGTCTGCCGCTTCGACTTCGATCGGCGGGAGGAGGAGCTGCGCACGCCCGATCTGCCGAAGCGAGATCCCAACGCGGAGCTCCGCGCGGCCCTTGAAAGGAAGAAGTGGTGAAGCTTTGGCAGTTCGGGAAACAAGGTGGGAGCACCGCGGTTCACGCGCAGCCGAGCCAAGTCGTTGGCGCCGTCCAGCGGGCCCAGAACTACTTCCGCAATAACACCAGCACCTATCTGCGCGGGTGGACGCCGGCGCTCCGTGAGACCGCCCAGGACATCCGTGCGGCGTGGCAGCAGTCGGCCGCACGCACCATCGATGCGTACCAGAATAGCGGCTTCATCTCCGGCATCGTCGACCATTCGTCGGCGCAGACCGTGGGCACCGGACTGACACTTTCGTGCCAGCCCGACGCTGAAGATCTCGGCTGGAGCGAGGATCAGGCTGCCGAGTGGGCGCGCACCGTTGAGCGCCGGTTCTATGCCTGGGCGAACAACGCCCGCGAGTGCGACGCCGGCGGTCGGATGACCTTCGGCCAGATGCAGGACGCCGCCTACAAGGGCTGGTTCTGGTACGGCGAGATCTTTTCGTTGCTGCCGATCTTCCAGCGCCGGCGCGGCGGATCCTTCACGAAGGTATCGCTGCTCCCGCCGTCTCGGCTCTCGCGCGCCTCGGACGGCGTCCGCAAGATCGATGGCGTGACCGTCGACAGCCTAAATTGTCCGCAGGCCTATACCGTCGAGGTCTATGACCGGTGGGGCGTCAAGGTCCAGCGGGAGGTCGCGGCATTCGACCGTGACGGCCGCCAGCGTGTGATCCACGTTTTCGAGCCCGGCATGCAGACGTTCCGCGGGATCTCCCCGCTGGCCTCGGTGCTGAAGGTCGTCCGCCAGATTGACCAGTTCTCGGATGCGACGCTCACCAAGGCGCTGATCCAGACCATCTTCGCCGCCACGGTGAAATCGAACCTCGGCGGGATCCAGGCGTACGGCGGGCTAATGACGCAGGAGGAGGGCCACGAGCTCAACCTCGCGGCATACGCCGATGCGCGCAGCCAGTGGTACGAGAGCGAGAAGATCGATCTCGCGAAGAACGGTCGCATCGGCCACCTCTTCCCCAACGAAGAGCTCGAGTTTCACGAGTCGAAGTCCGCCAGCGCGGCCTACGACGAGTTCATGGGTTGGCTGCTGCGCGAGGTCTGCCTCGTCGCCGGCGTCACCTATACCGGCGGCACGCTGGATTCCCGCAAGGCGACCTATTCGTCGGTCCGCATGGACACCGCGGTGAACTGGAACGTGGTGCTGCGCCGCCGCGCCTTCATCCTGCGTCCGTTTTGCCAGGCCGTTTACGAGGCTTGGCTGGAGGATGAGATCGGCACCGGCCGGCTGGCGTTCCCCGGCGGCCTCGATGCGTTCCTTGCCAAGAAATCAGGCGCGTGCGGCTCGCAGTGGAACGGCCCGGCGCAGCCGCAGGCCGACGAGCTGAAGTACGCCCGCGCCGCCGAAACCTACGTCAAGCTGGGCATCAAATCGCTGAGCCGCGTTTCCGAGGAGCTCGGCATCGACCCGGACGACGAGCTGCGCACACGCGCCCGAGAGAAGGCTAACGCCCTCCGTCTCGGCCTCCCAGACCCCCACGCCCCCGAGGATCCCGGCGCCGAATTCAGCCGCGATGAGCAGGGCGATGACGCTGACAAGAGCGACAACCCGTCGTTCGTCCCCGAGGACTAAGGAGACGCCCCGTGTCCGAACCGACCGAAGCAGAGAAGAAGGCCGCGGAGGCCGAGGCCGCCAAGAAGGCGGAAGCCGAAGCTGCGGCCAAGGCCCTCGCCGAGAAGGAGGCGAAGGCCGCTGCGGACAAGGAGGCCAAGAAGCAGGCCGCCGCCGCGAAGCGCACACCCGCCACCGCGCCTGCCAAGCCAGCCAAACCGGCGGCGGATGAGGGCGACCAGGACGTCGGCACGCGCCGCCTGCTGCTCCGCCGCACCGACAAGGCGGGATGGGTGGCCTACCTGAGCGATTTTGGCGGCCTCCCGGGCTGGAACGATGACGTCGAGAAGGCGCGCATCATCACCAATACCGACGACGCCCACACCCTGCTGGATGCCTACGAAGGTGACGGCGGTGAGTACAAGATCGTGAAGGCTCCGGCCTGACATGGCGGTCGATTACGACGCCATCTTCGGGGTCGACGATTACGACCCCTGCGCAGCGCTGCGTGCGCTGCGCCCCGCCTATATGCGGATGGTCGCGGGCGGTGGCGTCGAGAAGGTCTCCTTCCGCGACCGCGAGACCTGGTTCCAAAAGGCCGACCTGAAGGAATTCGGGCAGCTCATCCAGAAGCTCGAGGGCGACTGCGCCGCCAAGAACGGTCGCGGTCCCGGTCGCTTCGCGATCCAGGCTGGATCCCGGCCCTGCAAGCCCTTCGATCCCTTCAGCGTCTAGAGGTCAATCATGTCCGTTCTTGTGGACGGTGAGCTCGTGCTCACCGGGTTCGTTGGCGAGTCCTTCTGGGAACAGGGGTTCACTGACAAGGAAGTCCTCGAGGCGCTGGCTGAGATCGGCCGCAACACCGACGTCAACGTCCGGATCAACTCGGGCGGCGGGTATGTGTCGACCGGCAAGGCCATCTTCAACGCCCTGTCGGTCCACAAGGGCAAGGTCACCGTCTACATCGAAGGCATGGCGGCCTCCGCCGCCTCCGTGATCGCCATGGCCGGATCCGAACGCGTGATGCGCAAGGGCGCCACCATGATGATCCACGACCCGATGGTTTTCACCTCGGGCAACTCGGCCGAGCACCAGAAGAGCATCGAGTACCTCGAGACCGAGGCCGTCGCTCTGTCCGGCATTTACGCCGACGTGTGCGGCAAATCCGAAGAGGAATGCCGCGAGCTGATGATCGCCGAGACGTGGCTCTCGGCCGACCAGGCCGTCTCCGAAGGCTTCGCCACCAAGGCGGAAAGCAAGCAGGCCAAGGCGATCGCCGCCTTCGACTACTCCCTCTACCAGCACGCGCCGAAGACCGCCGTGGCGCTGGCGAAGAAGAACTCGTGGAACCTCCGCGAGGCCATGAAGGCGGCCCCGTCCGCCGTCGCAACCAGTCCAAAGGATCCCCCCATGGCTGACCCGAAGAAGGCGGACGACGACAAGAACGTCGACGCGAACAAGATCGCCGAAGACGCCGCCAAGGCCGCGACCTCGCGCATCGGCGACATCCTGAACTGCGACGAGGCGAAGGGCCGCGAGAGTCTCGCCAAGCACTTCGCGTTCAACTCGACCATGTCGGCCACAGACGCCAAGGCGGCCTTGGCCGCTGCCGACAAGGTCGAGACCAAGACCCCCGCCAAGAACGAGAGCGAGCAGTCGTATCGCGATCGCAAGAGCGAGTCCGAGAACAATCTCGGCGGCGATCCGCCGCCCAGCAACAAGGTCGCCACCGCTGACAAGTG